CCCGAGCACCTGCAGGCGCGGTCGAAAGACTTCGCACAGCTCGCGTGCAAGATCGCGCTCGAATACCCGCGCAACCCCGAGCGCACCGTCGCGCTGCGCAAGCTGCTCGAATGCAAAGACGCCGCGGTGCGTTCCGCGATCGGATGACCGACTGCGTCTTCTGTCGCCGCGCGCGCCTGGTGCTGCTCGTGGTGGCGTCGCTCGCGGCGATCTACGGCGTGCTGTGGCTCGGGCGCTAGATGGCCGGCGTGATGACGCGGGCCCGTGAGCGGTTGCTCCGCTGGAAAGCGGACCCGATCGCGATGGTCCGCGAAGAGTTCAAGGTCGAGCCGTATCCCTGGCAGGCCGAGGCGCTCGCGGCGTTTCCGAAGACGAACCGGCTCGCGCTGAAAGCGTGCAAGGGACCGGGCAAGACGGCGCTGCTCGCATGGGTCGGGCTGAACTTCCTCGCCACGCGACCGAACCCGCGCATTGGCGCGACGTCGATCACTGAAGGCAACCTGAACGCGAACCTCTGGCCCGAGTTCGCGAAGTGGATGCAGCGGTCGACGTTCTTCACCGAGGCCTTCGCCTGGTCGAAGACGACCATCGTCTCGCGCAAGCACCCCGGCACCTGGTGGATTCAGGCGCGCACCTGGCCGAAGAAAGCGAACGCCGATCAGCAGAGTGAGGCGCTCGCCGGCTTGCACGAAGATTACGCCATGTGGCTGCTCGACGAGATCGGCGGCTACCCGCAGGCGATCATGACGACGGCCGAAGCGGTCTTTGCGAGCGGCATCGAGACGAAGGTCGTCGCCGCCGGCAACCCCACGCACACGACCGGCCCGCTCTATCGCGCCTGCACGACCGACCGGCACCTCTGGTATGTCGTGACGATCACCGGCGACCCGGATGATCCGATGCGGTCGCCGAACATCAGTCTCGACTACGCGCGCCAGCAGATCGCCAGCTACGGTCGTGAAAACCCGTGGGTGATGGTGAACGTGCTCGGCCAGTTCCCGCCGGCGAGCATCAACGCGCTGCTCGGCGTCGAGGATGTCGAGGCCGCGATGAAGCGGCACCTACTGAAGCATCAATACGATTTCGCGCAGAAGCGGCTCGGCATTGACGTCGCGCGCTTCGGTGACGACCGCACGATCATCTTCCCGCGCCAGGGCCTCGCCAGCTTCCGCCCGGTGACGATGCGCACGCAGAACACGATGAACATTGCGGCGCGGGTGATGCGCGCGCAAACACAATGGGAAGCTGAGCTCGTGCTCGTCGACGACACGGGGCACTGGGGCCACGGCGTGATTGACGCGCTGAACACCGCGCACTATCCCGCGATCGGCATCAACTACAGCGAGCGCGCGATCGATCCACGCTATAAGAATCGGCGCGCGGAGATGTGGCTCGAAGGTGCGAAGGCCATCAAGAACGGCGCGGCGCTGCCGAACATGCCCGAAGTGATCGCCGAGTTCACCGAGCCGACCTACACCTACGTCGGCGGCGTGTTCCTGCTCGAAGAGAAGGATCAGATCAAGGCGCGGCTCGGCGTCTCGCCCGACGTCGCCGACGCCTACATGCTCACCTACGCGCTGCCCGATATGCCGGGCGCGATGCGTCAGGCGCTCGGCCAGGCACAGCACGTGCGCACCGGCGACAGCGTCGACCAGGTGCTGCACTCGGGCGCCGGCCGCGCGCTGACAGGTGACGATGTCGACTGATGACGACGAGGAAGGGCCGTATGCGAACATCCGCGACCCGGAGCTGCTCGGGCCGTTCGTCGGGCAGCGGTGCGTCGAGATCACGCAGCACGACCGCGAGGAGTTCCTCGAAGACCACGTGAGCTACATCGCGCTGCACTTTGAGAACGGCTACACTCTGACCTTCGAGATCAACGACGACTGTCACTTCACGATTTCGCCGCCGGAGACGGCCGAAGAGACATGAAGCACCTCGTGCTCGACGTCGTCGTCGAGTCGCCGGCCGAGCAGCTCTCGCTGTTGCTGGCCCTGCAGAAGTGGCTGATGTTTCATCACAAGGCGCAGATCAGTGTGAGGGACGCCGATGATCAAAAAGTCAAAGGGCGGCGGCTACCAGGTGAAAAGCGAGTCGGGAAAGAACCTATCGAAACCGGGGATGAGTCACGCGGCCGCGGTCAAGCGGCTGCAGCAGGTCGAATACTTTAAACACAAGGTGAAGCGGTGAACGACGACATGGGCCGAGAAGCCAAAGCACGCGAAGAGCGCACGCCGATCCAGCGACTCGAAGAGAGTGTCGCCGGCCAGATGGCACACATCGAAGACTTGCTGCGGCAGCACGACGAAGCCAGCGCCGATCGCGAGCGTCGCCTGCGCGCGCAACTGGTGCGGATGCAGGGCCTGGAGCTCACCGGGCACGTGCGCATCTGCGGCGTGAACTTTCCGATCACGCTGCGCTGGACGTTGCCGCCGCAACTGCGGCAGTGATCAGCATTCGCGCGATCACGGAAGACGACCGCCCGGCGATCGTCGAGCTCGCGCTGCCCTTCTGCCTGGCGGAACCGTGGGCCGAGCTCCTGGCCGGCATCGACCACGCGGCCGCCATTCACCGCCGCCTCGATTTCATCTTCAGCCTGGGCGCCCGCGGTGTGTGCTTCGTCGCCATCGAGGGCGATCGTCTGATCGGTTGCCTGGCGCTGGCCGTCGCCGAGCACGATCTGACGGCCTCGCTGATGGCGGACGAGATCGCCTTTTGGGTGCTGCCCGAGCGTCGCGCGAGCTCCGCGGGACACCAGTTATTGCGCTGTGCTTCGGATTGGGCACACTCCCAAGGGGTAAATACCCTTAGAATGTTCGCGCCGATGGGCTCGCGGCTTGGCACCCTTTATGAGCGCAGCGGCTACCTCGCCCTAGAAACGGCATATCTGAAGAGGCTTGCATGAGTTTCTTCACCGGCGGCGGCGGCACGACGGCCCCGCGCGACCCGACGAAGCGCATCGGCGATCAGAGTCGCACGGGCAACATCGGCGGCTACGATGCTGGCGGCAGCACCGGCGCCGGCCGTAAGAATGTGAACAACGCGCCGGTCGTCGGGCAGGCGATGACGCGCGAAGAATACAAGGCGTCACAGATGCCGGCGCCGCCGCCATCGACGGCAGCGGCCGCCTCGCTGGCGCAGGGCGGCGCCAAGTCGGCAGCCGAACGCCAGCGCAAGCGAGCGGCCGCCGGCGAGCAGCTCGTCGCCGGCGCCGGCAAAGCCGGGCCTCTGGCGAACCTCACCCCGAAGACGTTGATCGGAGCCTGACCCGATGCCGAGCTACATCGACGAAGCGACGAAGCGAATGCGCTACGAGGCGCTACGCTCGGAGCTGTGGCGCGAGCGCGCGACGTTCGACGCGCACTGGCAGGAGCTCGCCGACTACATGATGCCGCGGCGCACGCGGTTCTGGGCGGGCGACCGCAACCGCGGCGACAAACGCAACCAGAAGATCATCGACTCGACGGGCCGCTTCGCGGCGCGCACGCTCGCCTCGGGCTTACACGCCGGCCTGACCTCGCCGGCGCGTCCGTGGATGAAGCTGACGACGCCCGATCCTGACCTGGCCGAGTTCGGCCCGGTGCGCGAGTGGCTGCACATCGTCACGCTGCGGATGCTCACGATCTTCGCGACGTCGAATCTCTACAACGTGCTGCCGCTGGCGTATCTCGACCTGGGCATCTTCGGCACGTCGGCGATGTCGATGATGCAGGACAACCGCGATCTGTTCCGCGCCTTCAGCTACCCGACTGGCAGCTTCGCGCTCGGGATGGATCATCGCGGCATGGTCACGACCTTCGTGCGCGACTACGAGCTCACGGTGCGCCAGGTCGTCGAAGAATTCGGCGTGCAGGAGAACGGCCGCACGATCGACTGGAGCAACATCAGCGCGCCCGTCAAAGACCTGTGGGATCACGGCAACTACGAACAGGCGATCGAAGTCACCTGGATCGTGAAGCCGAACGAGCACGCGAACGCGAACCGCGTGCAGTCGAAATACCTGCCGTGGATCTCGTGTCACTTCGAGACGGGCAGCCGCTCGATGCTCAGCTCGAACACCTCGCTCGATCAACGCAAGTTCCTGCGCGAGTCGGGCTATCGCACCTTTCCGCTGATGTGCCCGCGATGGGACATCACCGGCGAAGACAGCTACGGCACCGACTGCCCCGGCATGACGGCGCTGCCCGACGTGAAGCAGCTCCAACTGATGCAGAAGAAAAAGGGACAGCTGATCTCGAAAGCCGTCGACCCGCCGCTCGTCGGGCCGTCGACGCTGCGCACGCAGAAGACGAGCCTACTCGCCGGCGACATCACGTATAACGACTCGCGCGACGGCATGGCCGGCCTGCGCCCGATTCACGAGGTGCGGCTCGAAGGGTTCCAGCACCTGACGGCCGACATGCGTGAGGTGCAATATCGGATTCAGCGCGCGTTCTACGAGGATCTGTTCCTGATGATCGCGTCGAGCGACGAACGCCTCGGCGCGCAGCGGCCGACCGCGCGCGAGATCGACGAGCGTCACGAAGAGAAGCTGCTCGCGCTCGGGCCGGTGCTCGAACGCACGAACGACGAGCTGCTCGACCCGATCGTCGACCGTGCCTTCGATCTCATGGAAACGAACGGGCTGCTGCCGCCGCCGCCGGAGGAGCTCCACGGCGTCAAGCTGAAGGTCGAATACATCAGTATCCTCGCGACGGCGCAGAAGCTGGTCGGCGTCGCCGCGCAAGATCGCTTCCTGCAGTCGGTCGGCGCGATGGTCGAGCAGGGCTTCACCGACGTGATGCACAAGGTGAACCCGTTCCGCACCGTCGACAACTACGCCGACATGCTCGGCGTCGACCCGCGAATGGTGCGCAGCGACGAAGAGGCGCAGGCCGACGTCGACAGCGTCCGCCAGCAGCAGGCGGCGGCGCAGGCCG